TTCAGGTTCGCTGACTTCGTCAGTCTTTTTGAAGAGATGCATTTTCAGATACCACGGCTGATATCCGATGATGTTCCTGCGGTTTGGTTTCTCAATTACCTCGCCGCACTTTTCACAAACTCGCTGCGTCATCCGTTCCCTTCCCCCTGTTCACTGTCAACTGTAGACTGGTCGCTGTTGCCGGTGTATTCCTTTCTAAAACTCCATCCTTGTTCTTCAATCGTTATTTCGTATGCGGCTATCGAATTAATAAATCTTGCCATCTCTTGCAAAGCATATTTCTGCGGAACATCGTCTCCGCATTCCATTGTTATGAGCGATTGCGCGAACGCTTTATTGCCCTTCTTCAGTTCGTATATCATCCGTTCCCTTCCCCCTGTTCCACGCTTCTATAGCCTCGTCCATTGTTTGGTGAACGCCCGTTGACCAGCCGCAGTCACGGCATGAGAACCAGTAGTCGTTCTCCCAGACGATGTATCGTTTAGACCCGCACTTCGGGCAGGGCTTTAACATGCTCATTGCTTTTCCTTTCTGTAAACAGCTATCATTGAAGGGAACGGGGCATTCCATTTACTGCCGTTAAAATGCAGTCTTCCACGGACGAAACGGATCTCAGCCTTTCCGTAAACCCAATCATGAAACCAAGCTGTATCCGTTCTTGCATGTACAAGCATGACAGCCACTCCGCCATTGATTGAATGCTCATAGCATTTCTTGCACCATGCTCCAATGGTCTTCCCGTACGGTGGATTGCAGAACACCGTTTCACCAGTCCAGTCCTGTGCCAGTCCGTCCTGCTCTTTGGTGTAATGCTTCTCACACTTTGCGTTCTCATCGGATGAGCAAGGATCTAAAGTGAAGTGAAATTCATCATCCAGCTTGTCGAAAAAATCCTGCGGCGTTCCCCATTCCTCTGAATTGGATGTGTACAAACCTCTGTTGATCACGCGGCATTTCTCCACCTTCCGTCTATCCTTGCCATAGTTGCCGTTTTCCTGCGTTTTAAGCCGCTCATGAACCGGGTAAGCACTTCCTTCGGTACGACCGGTTTCCGGTGCTGTGCGTAACGATAATGCCTAACACGGACTTCCTGACGCGTTTCGTGCAGGGCCTTGGCCACATGGTAGTCTCTCCACGATTCCAGGGTCATCCGCAGCAGGAATCCGCCGATCCCGAATCCCACGCATATGACCGCGTTGATGAGGAATACTTCCTGATCTGTCATTTTTCATTACCCCTTTAACTTTCTTTTGTTGTTCGCACGCTGCCATCTTCCGCGGCGTGCCAGCAATTCATAATCCTTGAACTCCACCGCGCTCTCGATCCGTGCGCGGCGTTCCTTGTAGACCTGCTTCTTGTGCTCTTCAAACTGCTGCCAGGGTTCGCACTCTGTCCGGCAGCCCAGCTGTCTCTTCTCACAGCCCTTGCACGGCGGCTTCATGCCCTCATCCTTGCACCGTCCATCACGGCCCTTTCCGCCACGCTCACCGGAACGAACAGGCATTCAGATTCGTACTGCGTGTTCCCGCGCCTGGAAGACTGGCGCTTGATGTCGTACTTGTCCTTCCAATCGGTGTAGTTATCGATCAGGGCTTTCCGAAGCATCTGGTACGGGAACAGGTATCCGGTATCACAGACCGATTTGTCGAAGACATAGAGCAGGTAATCCGTGCGCTTCTTTACATCCACCAGCCATCCAGGCACCTTCGTATCGATCCGGCTGTAAGTCTCAAGAGCTATCTCCAGCTCGCCGTGCCTTGAGTACTTGAAGCAGTCGGTCCCGAGCCTGCGCTTTACATCAACGAAGATCTGCTTGTAGGTTATGATGTTCCCGTCCTTGTTCTCACCGATGCTGACTACATAATCTGCGCCCTGCTTGTCAAGGGCTATGCCCGTGGTCTCAATGTTTACCGCCCTCGGGAAGAACCTGGCGATCATCCGCACGTCATCGCTGAAATGCTTGTACGATTCAGCAAACTGTGTGTCAAAATCATTCATCTGCATACTCCGGCAAATTGTCGTTGTCTTTTGCAATCAGTACTTTGATCATGGGTTCCGGTCCGTACTTCTTGACGATGCTCAGGGCGGTGATCTGCGCGTCATCCCGGTAGGCATGGCCGTTCAGCGCATCGCACACCACCTTCCCGATATTGTCCGCGTCCGGCTTCTTGCAGGGCTTCAGCCGGTCCAGAAGCATCAGTCCGCGGTTCTTCTTGGTCGCGCTCTTCGGCACGGAGAAGACGGCCACGATGTATACCTGCAGGGGTTCAACCTGGAACGGCAGCCAGTTGTGTTCCTCGGCGGCCTTGTAGTAGCACGCCCGGACCAGGCTTTCGTAGGCCACCGTCTTTGACGGCGTGTAGGTGTGCCCCGACCGCATGAAGCGGGGACGGCCCTTGCCCTGCGGCTCCCCGGGGACGGTGAACAGGTGCTCAGGATACAGAATCATATGGCGTCCGTCCTGCTTTCAAGCTCATCCTCGGAGTAGCTGCGCTGCGCGTAGTTCCAGCCGGTGGACTTGTCCGATTTCATGGGTGTGATGTTGTCGCGTTTCTCCCATGTCCTGACGCATGCCTTCCAGTCCTTCATCGGCTGGTTGCCTACCTTCCACCCCTTGGAAGCGTAGAAGTCTACGAAGTGCTGCGGATCTACGCCGTTCTTCCGTTCCCTGCAGTACTCCGCCACCATTTCCACGGTGGGGGGAGAAAAGCGGTCACGCTTTTCTTTTACCCCCTTTAGGGGGTTTTCTTTTAATACTTCTCGTTCTTCTTCTAACGGGGGTGTGGGGGATGCAAAATCATGCATTTGCATGCAATTGCTAGCATTTGCATGCATTTGCTTGCTTTTGCATGCATTTGCATCCGTTTGCATCCACCTGGATCTCGCTGCCGCTCTGCGCTTTTCGCTGATGGCCTGCTTATGAGCGATAAAGTCTGATTCAGATTTCCTGAAGGACTCAATGTCCTTACGCAGAGAATCGAGAGCCATCCAGGTGATCGGATCTTCCCGTCCGTTGGAGCCGGCAAACTCTTCATTCCTGTCCGCATAGGCGAACAGAGCCTTTACAAATCGACCGGCTTCAGCATCTGAGAGTCTCTCCACCGATGAACCCCAGACCGTCTGAATCTTGAACCATTCCATGATCGTCACTCCTTTGAGAATTTAGAAGGGGAGTTCCTCGTCCACCTTCACAAACCCGCTGCCCTTGTCGATCTCTGCCACCGTGGGACCGGCAGCAGGCATGTCGCCCTTGGGAGTCAGGAACTCCACGTCGTCCGCGTTCACGTCCATGCTGGCCCTGGTATTGCCGTCCTGCCCGGTGTAGGTGCTGACCGAGATACTGCCGGTCACGGCCACCTTGCGGCCCTTTGAGAGAAACTTGGCACAGTTGTCTGCCAGTCCGCGCCATGCGGTGACCCGGAAGAAGTCGGCTTCCGGTCCGGCTTCCGCCGTGGTCTTCCTGCGGTTAACCGCCACCGTGAAGCTGCACACTTGGATGCCGTTCTGGGTGGAGCGCAGCTGTGGATCGTTGCACAAATTTCCGATGATCGCTACCTTGTTAATAAGTCATTCCACCTTTCATTTCAGTCGTTCCAGGCACTCGATGCCTTCCCTGATCGCAGGGCCTACGGCGTCCGTGCCGGAGAAGTTGTAGACAAGTTTGTCGTGCGCGATGATGTAGCTGAGAACCCGTTTGCTCTTGCCGTAGGGAAGCGCGTCATAGGCCATCGTCAGGGCGATGTTCACCGGATTTTTCCTGAACTTGGACGAGTGCATCGTGGCTGTATCGGGATTCTTCAGCATCCGGTTCAGGTAGATCGTGGCTTCGCCTATCGGCATCAGGAACTCTGTCTTTACCCCTTTCATAGATAGCTTTTTCCAAACTCCTTCATGAATTTTTCATGTCCGTATATCGATTCAAACCGCAGTTGGCATTCCTGCTTCAGCTGACGGTCCAGGGCGGTGTTGCGTTGGTGGAGATCCATGTGGACATCGTGCCGGAGCCATACCCAGCAGCCGTACTTGTCTGAAGCCTTGCGGCGGGACCCTGCGTAAACGTGATGGCAGTCAAGCCGCTGTGTGCTTCCTGTCACGAAGCATTCCTTTTCAGACTGCATGATGGATGGTTTTCGCATTCCATTGCACCTTCATCCGTTCCAGTTCGGCAGGCGGCAGCGTTTCGATGCCAAGGTCTTTCGCATCCTGCACCAGGTGGTCGATCAGGGCTGACATCTGCTTCGTATCGTAGGTGGAAGAGCCGTAGTAAAGGATGACGTTCGTGCATCCGTCTATCTTGCTTGGCATCGTTTCCGTCTGCCATCCGATGCCGTTGTGCTCCCATCCTGCACGAAGGTCTGCCAGAGCCTTGTCCCTGACGCAGATGATCTCCGATACGCCGCCGATGGACCGGATGGCGTTCCTGTAGACTTCTGTCTTGTCCAGATTCATGGCTTCGGCAATCTTATCGATCATTACCCACGAATACGCGTTCGCGGTAAGGCTTCGCTTGTTGCGGTGCTTCTTGATGGTCACATCCACATCCGCATCATGAAGCTCGTCCCACATCTGCCGCGGATCTCCGTCCATCTCCACGGTCAGGATGAAGTGACCGTGGAGATCACGGGTAAGGTCCTTTAATCGGCTCATGCCGTCTTCTCCTTATTGGCGGCAAGGCTTGCGCACTTTTCGCACATGGCCTTTCCGTACTTGGCCTTGGTATAATCGGCAAGTTCGTTGGGCTGCATCCAGGTGCCGTCCTTCTTGGGCACTTTGTAGATCAGCTGTCCGCACTCTTCGCAGAACAGTTCAACAGGCTTCGTATACTTGGTGATGTCCTTTTCAAAGTACACATCAGCACCGATGCCAAGGGCCTTGCAGGCAACGCTGAGAGCGTCCGTAAGGGCCATCTTGTAGCCTTCATCGGAAGGACGGATGCCGCTCTTGGTCTCCTTGACCAGCTGGTTGCCGCCTGTGCCGAAGATGGGCTTGCTCCATTCGCCGTCCACCTTGATGTACAGGTTCAGGTCAACGATGGCCATCACAGTACCGCCGTAGGTCTCGGCGCGTTCGCTGGTCACATCGTAGTACCAGCCGATGCCGCAGGGGCCAAACAGCTCCGTCAGGGTCTTGATACGCCACATGGGATTGATATCAGTCCCGGAGAAACTGCCGTTATTGAAGGACTTCTTTGCGATATCGGGGACGCTGCGTCCCACGTTGTAGATCATCATGTTATCCATTTCATTCACTCCTTACGGTTCATGCACTAAATCCCAGCGGTGCTTCTTTGCTGTGTAGGAATCCGGCTCGTCCTGATCTTCGATGTCCGGCACCCGCTTCATGTGCTCTACGACCTGCCAGGGTACTCGCGGTTCGCATTTGACCCAGGGACGTGAGCCGCCGTTGACGGGCTTCTTAGTAGCAGTTTGCATAGTACTCACGTTCCTCTGCCATCCTTTCCATCTCGTTCTCGGCAAGCACATCGTCCTGCAGATCCCTGCGCTCATCGTCAAACGCTTCAAGCAGGGCGTTCACATCGTCTTCCAGTCCGGCGTATCCCATCCCGGCGATCTCGTCCTTGATGCGTTCCAGAAGCCGGATGCTCTCGGTAAGCCCTGCCATACGGTCGTTTGCATCGAACGGATCGTAATTCTCATAGTTGAACATGGTATTGACCCCTTTCTTTTTCTGTGGTATAATCTCCGTAGTAAAGATTTTTCTTTACCCCTTTCGGTCCGGCAGCTGATCCCTGCCGGGCTTTTTTTATGCCCTGCGTTGGATCTTGGTGACCTTGGGATTCATCTGCCGTTGTTCCCACCCCCTTAGATAGCTTTCGTAGGTCATGAGATGCGGATCTTCGATGTGCGGCACTTGTCTGATGATCCTGCTGGCAGTTTGTCTGCAGCATTGATATCTTTCCATGACGTCTTTGACTGTCAGCAGGCGTTCCATGTCATCACTCCTCTCAAAAAATTGAATTAAATTCAGCTTACTTGGCAAAAAAAACCCGTTCTTTGGTGCGCAGGGAATTTATTTTAAGAAGATCACACAGCGCCTGGATCTCAGAAGCCTTGAACTCATGCTTGTTGTTCGTCTTCTGCCACAGCGATTCCCTTGAAATATCAAGGGTTTTAGCGATCTTCCTGCGCTGAAGGCCTGACTCGTCAATGAGCTGGTTAAGAAGAACAGTATTTGTCACTTTCTCACCCCTTGTTTTTGTGTTGAATTCTGTTCACCAATGCGATAATACCATACAGGAAATTGCTTGTCAATAGGTTTCAAAAAAATTTGTTGAAAAATTTTATGCCGTGTGTTAATATGAATCAACGAGCCGAATACTTAACAAAAAGTTTCAGAATATCATCATTCAGGAAGGGGGTGGACCATATTATGACTGTAGGAGAGAAGGTAAAGATGCTGCGTGAAGCGCAGAACATGACCCAGGAAGAGCTGGCTAAAGCCGTAGGTTACAAGACGAGATCTTCCATTACAAAGATAGAAACAGGAGAAGCAGACCCTACCCAGAAGAAACTGATGAAACTGGCGGCTGCGCTTGGCGTAAGCCCTGCCGAGCTGTTGGGAGACAGCGAATCAGAAGGAGATCCGCCAAAGACCAGGGAAGCGAGGATCATATCACACGGTGTGGACGGCATGCCGCCAGAGGAGAGGGCAAAAGCGGTAAACTTGTTCAAAATGATGTTTGAAAAGTATGCCGACAAATTTGAAGAAGGGGAAGATGATGACGATGAAGGCCAGTTATGAAACCGCCGCCATCAAAGCAGCTGAAACGCTGATAAAATACCGCATTGCTACCGCTCCGATAGAACCGATGCCGATCCTGAAGAAGATCCCCGGCGTGATCGTGCTGTCGTTTGCGGAGATGTCGGAAACGATAGGTATAGACAGGACAAGTTTGTTAGGTACACTAGTAACTGAAAACCATGACGCTGTGACCGCCGTAAACGAGGTAAAAGGCAAGCTGGTATACTGCGTGGCATATAACCAAAGACTGCCTTTCTACCTTCTGCAAAGGGCGTTATCAAGGGAATTGGGGCATATCGTACTGGGTCATGACGGAAGCAAGCCGGAAGAAGTACGCACAGAGGAAGCCAAGTATTTCGCCAAGCACCTGATATGCCCCCGTCCGCTGATAAGATCCATCCAGGAAGCAGGCGTTCCCATTACGGTGGAGCTTTTCGGGAACATAACTGGATGCTATGAGCGGTGCATGAAAGGAATCAGGATAACTCCGGGCGCGAACGTGCCGGCGGAGCTGAACCGGCTGGTCAGGGAACAGTTTGCCGACTATGTATCGAACCTTTTGGACTACCATACCATATTCGCAGGGGAAGATACGACCGGAACGGTGGACTTCGGCACGTTCATGGACGGCTATGCCGACTGAAGCGTAAAGGGTAACGGACGGTCAAGTCAACACAGTCACAGAAATTTGTTATGTTCATATCAGTATGCGAACGGACGGTGATTTTATGAAAGCGTTTGCTGTTGTTTTGCTTGCAGTCGTTTGCCTTGTGGCAGGATATCTATGCTGTTACTATGATGTCATAACGATTCAGAAACCAGTAGAAGAGATTGCTAAAGTGCCTGAGATCAACAGGGCAAATACGATATTATACCCTGAAAGCCGGTTCAAATGGAGATCGAAAACCTGCATCTCACTGATCAATGACAGGTATTATCATGGCACTATCTCGTGTTCGTTCTTCCCGGCTCTTCCTACTGACTATCTCGTCGTATCTGAATATGAAGCTGTGGAACGCGGATATACGGCTTGCCCTAACTGCGTAAAGGTAAAAGCCAAGATAGAGTAAAGGTATTATTATGCCACGCCAAAAGAAACAGCGCTTGAAACGCCGGAAGGATGGACGGTACTGCTGCAAAGCGGACGGTATCCAGTTCATGGCATGGACGGAAGACGAAGCGCTGGACGCAAGGGATAAATACAGGGAACTGAAAAAGCAGGGAGTAACAAATTCGTCCACTCCCCTGCTTACCTATGCGGACAGCTGGATCAAATCGCACAAGGCAGGAGTCAAAAAGACCACCTACAATGCCTATGTATCTATATTAAACAAGGTATTGGAACCCATTCAGGACGTTGCCATTTCCGACGTCACGCCGGACAGCATCTCAAAAGCCTTTGCCGCCCTGGCAGGAAAGTCGGCTTCCTATATCCGCAAGGCCAGGATACTGCTGTCGGAGATCATGGACGCGGCGGTGGACTCAGGTTATCTCATCCGCAATCCTGTCCATGCGCAGTCCGTCAAGCCGCCCAAGGGAACGGAAGGATCTCACCGCGCTTTGACAAAGGAAGAGACAGACCTCATCAAATCCACGCCGCACCGCATGCAGGTCCCGGCAATGATCATGCTGTACTGCGGTCTCCGCAGGGGCGAAGTGCTGGCCTTGACAGCGGACGATATCGGCAGTACCATATCCGTGAACAAAGCCGTATCCTATGTATCAAACCAGCCTATCGTCTCAGGCCCGAAGAGCACGTCAGGCATCCGTGTCGTCCCTGTCCCCTTCGTTTTAAAGCCGTATTTGAAGGGTCTGAGCGGTCACGTATGCGGCGGCGGCGAAGACCCTATCACGGAACAGGCGTGGCAGAGAGCGTGGGAAAACTACATGCGCGTGCTTTCCAAGGCAGCCGGCCATGAAATCTCCTTCCGCGCCCATGACTTACGCCACACTTACTGCACCATGTTAAGGGACGCCGGGGTCGATATGCACCAGGCGCTGATATGGATGGGTCACGCCAATGAAAAGATGATCCTGAAGATCTACGACCACCCCGGGAAATCACGCGAAAAGACCGCAAAAACAGCGTTTGAAGACCAGATTCGTATGCAGTCCGGTATGCAGAAACGCCGCTATCGTCTAAAAAATGGGAATATATCTAAGGTTTCACGTGAAACATAAATTCCCTACGAATCAAAAGGTCGTGGGTTCGAATCCCGCGGGGCGCGCCAAGAAAACTCCCGATTTCTCGGGAGTTTTTCCTTTTGTGTCGGTATAAGCAATGTTAATTGATGTTACTTTGTGCATACGGATTGGTATGCAGTTTGGTATGCAGGCTATTTGTACATCGCCTGCTTCGCTTTGACAGCGGCAGCGTCCTCGATGTGCTTCTCATGAAGATACTCATACACTGCCATCATCGGGGCGGGCGGTTCGCCTTTCTCCCTTCGGTACTGGTCTATGATTCGTACCACCTGGTCATGCAGTACCGCCATGTGCTGCATCTCTTCTGTGGAAAGCCTGAAGAAGGTATCTGCCAATGCCGGATTGTCGGCCTTGTGCTTGAGAGCGCACGTCACATACTTGTCCGCGTCCGCTATCTCTTCGGATATCATCTCCGACAGTTTCCTGATGATCTCCATCTGACCCCGCCTTTCAGGCGGTGGCCGCCGGGTTGGCTACCCATTTGCCCATCGTGCCAAGGATGTACTGGCTCTGGTCGTAGTTGCTGATCTTGCCCTTCTCGGCCACCAGCGCAGCCTGCGCGTCGTCCAGACGGTTCTGCAGCATCTGCGTCTTGATGGAGCAGCAGCAGTCGTCCAGCTTCGCGGACAGCGCCATGATCTGCTGGCCAAGTACGTTGGTCTGGTTCTGCAGTCCCTGGGTCACGGCGTTGAATCCCTGGATGGCGTTGATCAGGTTCGTGTTGTTCTGCTGCATCAGGGTGTTGGTCTGTTCGTTGACCAGTCTCGCGGTCTCGTAGTTGTTGTTGGCGCTGCTCAATGCGATGGCCTGCAGCTGCCCGTTCACGTTCACGCTGTTCAGTCCTGCGGCGAGGTCGGCCTGCGTCACATAGCCGGGATCAGGGCTTCCCCCAAAGCCCCTGCCGCCCAGCATCACGACGAACAGGAACACGATCACTACCATCAGCAGGCCGCCGAAGCCGCCCCCGCGCTCTCCCGCAACGGATGCAATGTCACTCAGTGAATAGTCCATAGTTCTTCTCCTTTATTTTTATATTTAAAACGTGCGCACGTTTTATTTCCCCGTCACCATCTTCAGCAGGCTCATGAATCCCGTGGCCTTCTGCTTCAGGTCGTTGAACTGCGCGTCGCTGATCGCTCCCGACTGCCGCAGTTCCTGCACGATGGCGTTCATGTCCTTGCCTTCAGCCATCTTGGCGAAGCGCATGAAGTCCGCTACGTTCATGCCAAAGCCCTGCTTCGCCGCCTGTTGTATAAAGTCGTTCGCCACGCTTTGCGGAGTGTTGTTCGGCATCAGGTCACGAAATAACCGCGTCATTTGCTACCTCTTTCTTTGACATCATCTCCAGGATAATGCTCCTCACGTCGTCCTTCGTGCAGTACTGTGCCGTCTCAGGCGGCTTCGCTTCGATCTCTTCAAATTTGAACGTCCGCATTTTCCGCATGCCCACTTCGTCCGATGAAACGATGTACATCGTGTTCTCGTTCTCGCTGTCAAGCATCAGCACGTTCGCCTTGTTCGGCACGGGATGCCCCTTCGCGCCTTCCGGTCCCTGCACCCATACGATGTTCGTGCTCGGCTGTCCGAAGTTCGTGCCGCGCATCTGCTCCAGCTGCTTCTGGATATTGGAGAAAGCGTCGTAGCCGTACAGGTTCATGCCATCCATAATTCATGCTCCTCTTCCGTCTGTTCCACCAGCAGTTCCAGTTCTTCCTGCGGAAGGTGGTCGCACATCCATTCCGCTATATCCTTCTGCATGCCGCAGTTGATCAGTCTCTTCAGGTAATCGCTCACGGGATCATCTCCTTTCCGCAGATATTATCGCAAAAAAAGAAGCCCCATGCCATGAAGGCAAGGGGCATTCTTCGTGAAGTGTTTGTGAAGTTTCATGGCGGCAGATGCTTGAACAGTATCGCTTCTGCTTTATATACGATTGTCTTGATCTGTCGGTCACTTAGTTGGAACTTGGCGCTCAATGCGTCGAACGTAAGACCGTTGACAAGCCGGTCGTAAAGTATTGCCCTGTCCCTGGATGAGTGCAGGTGTTCCATGATCAGTGCCTTAATATGACTGTTGGTGTATTCCATTGGCATCCACCTCAACAGTCTGCAGGCGCGTCAATGTGTTCAGCCAGTTCTTTTCGCGGACCGTGTATCCGCATACGAAGATCACGATGGTCAGGATGAAGGTGACGCACACCGTGATGAGCGCCACCAGCATCCTGCGGTTGGCGTGGTTATAGTGCATCAGAACATTTTCGTGTGCGAAGAACGGGATGCATGCGGTCGTGTTCTCTTTCGGGTTCCTGCATTCTTCCATACGTTAATCCTGTCCTTTCCGCCAGTTCGTGAATGTAGATGCTGTGTAGCCGATGCCAAGGTTCATCAGCTGAAGCTGGATCTCAAAGGCGGTATCTTCGTCTCCGTTCTCTACGGCTTCCTGATATATCGGTTTGTAGTGACTGGTCAGGCTTGTGCGGATGTCGCCGTTGATCTGCTTCTTGGACCTACCGGGGTTCTGTGCGGCCTTGGATTCCTGAAGCGCAAGGATGTCGGCATAAGCGGTATCCATGTCATCTCCGTCGATGGCCTTGATCAGGTTGTCCTTGTGGTCGGTCTGATACTCTTCCACCGCTTTGTCTTCGCACCGCTTGACCAGAGATGCCATTACGTTGCCGCTCTTCTGCGCTTCCCGTACCCATTTTTCAACGTTCGCATCGGGCGATATCTCTGCCTTTGCGATTTGCGTGCAGTAGGTTACAGCATCATTGATCATCTTCACCCTTGCATCATCACCGTAGGCTTTGTATTCGGGACTGCTCACAACGGTGTTCAGCAGGTTCTTCAGCTTCGTGCCGCGGCTCTTCTGGTACTGCGCGTACTGCTTGGCGTCCATGTTAAGCTGCTCGCCGCCAGCCTGGAAATATTTCGCAGGCTGTTTGGGTACTACGCTCAGTTCACCGGTCGCTTCAGCAAGGCGGTCAAGCTCCTTCTCCATGTCGGATATGTCTATATCCTTGAAGTATCCGGGGCTGAGGAAGTTCTGCAGGATGGCCTGCACCGTTCCGGTCTTTTCCTCTTCGCCAAGCGGGCTAACATAAGGCTTCAGCAGGTAGGTGGCGCCGGGCAGCTTGTTGAGCACCTTCTGCCATGTCTGCTGTATGACCTTCTCGGTCTTCTTTGTACCGGAAGGAACATAGGTTTCCCTGCGGGTCGTATCGGCTACCTTGGCTACCTTGCCAAGCACAGTAGGAACGAAGCTTGTAATGTAGTTGGATGCAAGAGTCGTTCCGATATCCGTGATATTGTTCCCGGTATCGCTGTAGCTCTGTGTATTGAACAGGCTGTTCACGCCGTCAAGCATACTCAGGTTGAATATCGGTTCGGAGATCTTCAGCATGGAGTCCGCAAGGCTTACGGCTACATCCATCGGGTCTTCGCTGTCATGCTTGCGTACCGCTTCTTCGTAAAGTGTAGCGCCTACGAAGAAAGGCATGCACATGGGCGCCAGCCAGTCGATGGTATAGCTCACGTCATGGCCAAACAGTTCAAGGCTGTACTGCTGCGCACCGTTCTGCTTCTCGATCTCATCGTCATCGTCAAAGCCGACGCGCACCCAGCCCATTGCGCTCATCAAAGCACCAAGGGCGGCTACGCCTGTGCCTGTCAGTCCTGACGCCATCCTGTCGATGAACTGCGTAGGCGTGATAGCGTTCTTCGGCATGTCGCCTTTGCCACCGTTGTCTACCCATTCGTTGTACTTCGCCAGCTTACGGCTGTCGATAAGGGCTGTCTTGAGCAGCCCGACAGGGCTGTACTCGATACCGCGCTTCAGGATGTTTGCAGGTGTCTTCTTGAACGGGATGGCCGCGTCAACGATGAACCCGGCGACCTTGCTGCTCTTTTCCAGATTATTCAGGGCGGTTGCAAACTTGCTTGCATCACGGTAGGTAGCTTTCTGTGCTTCCTGTTTTGCATACGCACGGCCTTTGTCAAGCAGCGCCCTGTCATTCTGCAGGTCTTCTGCCGTATAGCCGTTAGCCTGCATCCATCCGGCAAGAGCATTGGTATAATGCCGCTGCAGGAATATCCAGTCTTCAGCTTCCAGCAACTTGCTGTTAAAGTCTATTGCTTTCTGCATGAAGCCGCTGAAGTATTTGCGCTCACGCTCTATTTCGTCCGATGCATTGTACTTGCCTTCACCTGTCAGTTCGTCCTTATAGGCTTTAGCATCCTGCTTTGCAAACTGCTTCAGCTCTTTGCTGATGCCTACGGTCTTTGTACGCTCGCCTTCATTGACATACTTGCTTTCAAGTGCGGCGCCTATAGCGTTCTTCGCGGCTACGGCAGGCATGAACGCAGCATTGCCAAGGATGTTCCTGATATGCGTAACAGGGTTGAACAGCATGGCAAAGTAACGGAACGTCCGAAGCTTGCCTTTCCAGTCGGAAGGCATCTGAGCAGCCAGTTCTTGCTTCGCCTGCTTTCTCAGCTTCATGAAGTCTTCCGTAGTGCTGGCTGTTTCTGCGAGATCAAGCGTTTCTTTGCTCAGATGTACCTCGCCCTTGCCTTCTTCGCGCAGGCTCTCGTTCAGCCGGTTCTCCATTCTGCGCAAGGATTCTCTCCTGCCGATGGGTGTCATCAGGCTGAATATCGTCCTCGCTTGTAAGGCGCGGCCCAATACTGTACCCTGTCTGTTGTAAGCATCGGCAAGTGCCGCTTCAGTGGCTGTGTCGTGGTGTAATGCAGCCATGCTTAATACGGTAAGCATCCTTGCCTGCCCGTCTGCGCTGGCAAAATTGAAGTTCGGGTCAAGCACTTCAGCAACAGCAGCCCGATATCCATCAGGGTCATCGGTGGACCTATGTTCCCTTGCCCAATCGATTGCGCGGTCTATCTGTGCGCTGTTCGTGTCGGGATCATAGCCGCTGTGGGTAAACAGATAGTCCTTTACTTCTTCGTGCAGGGCGTCGCTTCTCTGGGCCGTCTGACTACCGAATTGACGCTGGCGCTGACCGGTAGGACGGGTCGTGGTCTGTGTGGGAAGTTGGGACATCGGGGCGGGAAGGTTGTCGTACTCACCGTTAAGGTAGCGCCTGATCTGCTCGTCAAGGATGTTGGCAGAAGGAAGGCTGTACTGGGTGCGCGGTCCTTCTGTTTCTTCTTCAATAGTCTCCGCAACGTCCTTCAGCGCGTTTTCAAACAGCCTTCTGGTTTCCTGAAGCTGCGTTACAGCCGGGTCGTTGATCCCGGCCAGTTTCTTCAGGAAGTTCCTGATGCCGTTCAGGATGCGTTGGGCCACGCTCTGGTCTTGCGCTACAAGTGAATTGATGGCCGCTTCGTCGCCGTACAGGATACGCCTTGTCAGGTCTGCCACGACTTCCTTGGACGCTTCTTCCGCAGTCAGCGGGGTGGCGTCCACGGTCGGGTCGGCCTGCTGCATCATGGCAAGACGGGCGTTGTACATCTGCTGACGGGCGCGGATATCGTTCGCAAGACGGTTCTCGTCAAACGTACCGTCTGCGTTCTGATAGGCGATCCTTGTCAAAGCAGAAGCAAGCCTGTCATACAGGCCGGAACGCTCAGCCATGTGCGTCAGTTCGTGCAAGGCAACGTCCAGCATCACGTCGCTCTGGGTCGCGCCCTGGTCTATGGTGATCGTGTTCGTACTTTCATCGTAACTGCCGTTGTACCCCAGGCTCGTGCCGCCGTTCGTGGTGTCGCGCACTTCGATGTTCACACCGAAACGCTTGCTGAGTTTCTTGATGAAATCGTTCATGCGGTTCTCAGGCTGAACGGTCGTATCCGTCTGCACGTTTCCGTTCTGTCTCTGCTGGCGCTGTTCGTTGATGCGCTGGCGTATCAGCTCACGCTCTTCCGGCGTGGCGTCGGGCGCTATCTGGTCGATGAACGCTTCGTCCGCAAGACGGTCGATGTTCTGCTGCTGGCGGGTGTTCTCGCGTTCCGCTTCCGCTGCGGCCTGCTGTTCAGCCATCTGCTGTGCGGCAGCCGTGTCCTCGGCGGTCACTTCGGCAAGCGCCTGTTCTCGCACGGCCTGCATCACGCGCTTCTCGACCTCGACAAAGTCTTCCTTGGCCTTCTGCAGTTTCTGCTTCGCGGCTTCAAGGTTGCTCTCCAGGTTGCGCACATTGTTGTCGGCGCCTTCGTGCTGCTTGATAGCGTTGATCAGCTGGCCGCCCAGGTCTTTGTTGTTCGTGTCGTAGACCCACTGTGCGTTCAGTTCCTGCACCCTGCGGCCGGTCTCCTGGAACTCCGCCATCGCCGCGTCGTACTGGCTCTGCGCCACGGCTACGCTGTTGCGGGCTTCTTCTATGGTAGCTTCCGCGTTCTTCAGTTCGCCCTGGTCGTTCTGCGCAAGCAGCTGCTTCGTGCGCTGGTCTACCCTGTTCTCATGGTCCTGTTGGATCATGGAAGACTGCACGTTCGGGTCGGCTGTTTCCTGCTGCGCGGCAATGACAATGTTCCTGAGCCCGTCTGTCGTCAGGTCGTTGGCAAGCATCCGTCCCAGCATGTCGTGCGCTTCGCCCTGCGGGTTCATGGCGGCGGTGATGATGGCGTTCTTCACGTCGCTCAGTACCACGCCGGCGCGGTTCACGGCGGTGTTCAGGATCTTGCGGATGCCGTTCAGTACTTTCTCGGAGCCGTACTCCTGCATCAGGTTCTGCGCGGCGGTGCTCGCCATTGTGCCGAAGCTGTTGTCATTCAGTACGCCGGCAACAGCGGCGGTCTGGTCGCTCTGGCCGTAACCGGTCGCTTCCGTCAGTACAGTCATGTCATTGACCGCACGCTGCGCTTCAGCTTCGTTCACGGCGATGCCAAAGCGGTTTAAACGCGGTTTTTCTTCGATTGTAGCCTGTTCCGCGTTGGGTGCAGTAACTTCTTCAGCCGGAGTTTCCGTCGCTTCTTCGGCCGTTTCCGTCACATTCTCGGCTTCAAACACGGCTTCGGCTACTTCAACGGGGTCGGCTTCAAGGTCCTCTGCGGTGATGCCAAGCTGTTCGGCGATGCCGGACTCGGCCATGTCGCTGTACTGCTTCTTGAACTCGCTCTTGGACTTCTCGTACTTTTCCTTCGCCTTGTCCGCGTCTTTCCTGCGCTGGGTCTCGTTCTTCGTGCCTTTGGCTTCCTGCGCTGCGGCTTCCGCCTGCTGCATCGACTGGTAATCGTTGTGGAACTGCAGGGCGCCTTCGCGCAGGGCATTCCATTTGTCACGGTCAACAGTCGCCTTCTCGCTCTCCTGCTGCGCGGTCTCCAGCTCTGCCTTCGCGTTCGCCGCTTCCTGGTCAAGGCGGTCGGCTTCCGCGGCGGCGATCTGCTGTTCTTCGGCGGTCAGGCTCGTATCGTTCGCAGCTTCCCTGGCTTTCAGCGCGGCGTCCTCGGCCTGCCGGTAATTGGTCTCTGCGGCCTGTACCTTTGCATCGGTCTCCTTGACCATGTTGTCGATGAACTTGCCGCCGCTCTTGAACTGGCGCATGAACTCTGCATTGTTCAATGCCTTGTTGGCGGCATTGGTCACAGTACCACCAACATAACCGCCGATCACGCCGGCGCCGCCGGATACCGCACCGCTCAGGCCCTGCATCAGGATGTCTTCAAAGATATCCCTGCTGGCAAGCTGTTTGGCTTCTTCCTCGGTGTACAGTTTCCCGGTCAGCGGGTTCACCGTGCTCTGGTATTCTTTGACCATCTGGGCGCGTTTGCTCATCTCGCCCATGATCATCTGGTCGGTCCAGTCCTCAAAGATGCCGCTGACGATTTCCTCGGAGCCTTCCTCGAAGCTGCTCTTGGCTACGCTCTTGACGAAGTCAACGAAACTCTTCGGGTCTGCAAGTCCTTTGTCAAAGGCGTCCGTGATGTTCCCGATGCTGATGCCTTCGGAAATGGTCTCACTCAGGAAGGATGCGGCGCCTTTCAGCATGGCCTGTTCCGGCGTCGCTCCGTCAGCCAGCGCCTGCTGGATGGTGTCGCCCATCGCGCCGATGGACATGGGTGTAGCGGCAAGGAAACTTTCTGCCGCTTTCAGACCGAATTTGCCGAGGAAAGTCGCAGCCTGTTCGGAGCCAAGGCTGATGCCGCCGGTCAGGATGGCGGTCATGCTGCTTTCCGCAGCGCTCGACAACGCGTCGTACAGGAAGCCAGCGATCTTGGCTCCGGTCGTGCCTTCGCCGAATGCATCGTCCAGCTTTTCATGCGTGGTCTGGGCTACAGTATTGCCCATATTGTTCACGGCATAATATGCGCTGTACGGGTTAACGTCCTGCCCGGTCATCAGGTTGTAGAATGAATACAAGCCTGCGGCTGCCTTTCCTGGCGCCGCGATGATCTTGGCGGCGTTCATGAGCAGCGGGTATTTTTCTGCAAGTTCCTTGTTCTGCTTTGCGGTCTCTTCGCTCTGGCGTACCTGCAACGCTCCGTATGTATCGTCAGCAAGCCGGTCGTAGTATTCTTTTGCGGCTTCCTCGCCCTGTTTCTCACGGATGTAGAAATAGGTCGCACGCTCGGCATCAGACATCTGCACGGACAGATAGTACTTGCTGTCCGGGACTTCTTTCGTCCATTCGGGGTCGAGAACGGCCCTGTCAAGCTCGCTGTATCCATCGTTGCCAAGCGAGAACAGTCCATGTACAGGCTTCCCGTTCTTGTCGTACAGGGCTTCCTTCGCCTTTTCCATGCCCTTGGCTGCGGTCTTGTTGAAGTCGCCTTCGTCACGAAGCAGGAAATCCTGCGCTTCCTGAATGGCGCGTTCAAGCCTGGCCTGCTCGCGCTCGATGTTCTGCTTCTGCTGGTTGTCGGTGATCCATATATACGGGCCTGCCACTTCATAGGCATGGTTCAGCGTTTCAAGGTCGCGCTGGCATTGGGCAAGCGTCTGCTTTGCGTATGCAGTCGCTTCTTCCTTGCTGTAACCGCCTTCAAGAATGGCATCAAAGATGGAACTCGCGCTGTACTGAGTAGGCGTATAGGTCGCCATGATGGGCGCCAGTACGTCCAGTTCCCTGATGATCGTGTTCTTCGCCTGCGTGTCGGTCAGCTCGCTGATGTCAGCCTGAATGCCGTACTGCTCGTATACGTTCTTTACTGTGTCCTTGGCCTGCTCGTATCCTTCCTGGCCTTCCTGCTGCTTTTGCTCAAGCTCCGCGATCTGCCGCTCCAGTTCAATGGCCGTCTGTGCGTCTTCGCCGTACTGGGCATAATCGCCGCCGGTCTTCTGCCGGAGATAGTACTCGAACATATGCTGACGGTACTCGTCTTCGTCCGCAGACTGGGACCAGGCTTCCGCCATCGCATCATAGTTTTCGTCCTCGAACTTTTTGAAGTCGCGCTCGAACATCTCTTCCTGGTCTTTGTGAAGCTGTTCGGCGTACTCGTTCGCTTCTTCGACCGTATCAAAGATGCCAAGGTATTCACCGGTCTCTTCGTAATGCTGGATGGCTTCTTCTTCGCTCACGCGCCGCCCGTCGATGATGGTCGGCAGAAGCACTTCCTTCTGCTTGCCGTCAATGTCCATCCCGACGCTGAAGCTGTCTACGGTGCTGACAGTACCATCTTCGTTCATCACGGGGATGCGCTTGGTCAGGTCGATGTTCCCTTTGCCAAAGTTCTTGCTTCCGGTCGCTCCGTTCGCGTTCAGCTTCCCGCCGGAAGAACCGCTGGTGCCGACCACCTTGGACATGTCCACCTTGGACGAAGACCCGCCGATGCCCCACTTCTGCTTCAGCTCTTCCAGCTGCTGCTTGAGGGTGTTCAGCGTTTGCGCATCCTGCTCGTACTGCTTGACGGTCGTAATGGCGCCTACATAGTTCTCGCCGGCATACTGGTTCGCGTTCTCCACGGCCACATCCACGGCAGTCTGCGCAGGCACCGCGCCGTTCGTCACCTTGTCGTTGATGTCGGCTACGGTCTTGTCGTAGTTCACGTCACCAGCAGTCTGGTATACCTTCTGCTCACCGGGAGTGCCGATGTCGGTCACCATCACGGCGCTGTCCTTGATGTTCTGGTTCTTCACATCGTCAACAGCGTTCCGGGTGGTCTCGCCGTCTATCGTCACTTCGTTGACTACGGCACCGTTCTCATGGCCGGTATTGAACGTATGGTCCAGCGCCTTGGGGAAGTTCTTCTTTTTGTTCTCTTCCTCGGCACAGCGCTGTTCCACTTCGCGCTTGATGTCGTTGTAGCTGTACGGAATAGCGCGGGTGGTGTCTACCCACTTGCCGTTCTTCAGGCTCTGGTCCATCTTGCGAAGCGTTTCATACATGCCGCTGTCGTCAAGAAGATAACCGTCCAGCACGGTCATAATGTCCTTGGCATTACTTCCGCTTTTAATCCGCCCGTCTATATACTCTTTTAATTCTTCCAGTTCCGCTTCGGCTTTCAGCGTGTTCTCTTCCGCGGCGGCAACACGCTGGTATTGCTTGATGGCCGTTTCATCGTTGCCGTACAGGATGTTCCTGTTCTTTTCAAGCCAGTCTTTGTCAAACTGGTTCACCCCAAAGTACAGGGCGGTATCGTTCATGTCGTTGTTGTACATGGGGATACCGTTTGAATACGGGGAGAAATACTCGCTGTTCGGGTCGTTCTGCCGGCGGATGTCCGCGTTCTCTTCGTACCCGTTCCCTGCGCCCAGCCTGTACTTTACGGCGTCGTTCGTTATATTGCCGTTTTCCTGCCCGTTACGGGCTTCCCAGATCACGCCGTAAAGGTTGTCCCTGCTGTAGCCTACGGCCCTGTTCAGCGCGATGGGAGCGCCGTTCTCGCGGCTCTCGTCCATGCTGGACAGGGTCTTGTAATTGTTCCAGTCTATCCTGTTCAGGATCTCCTGGTCGCTCAGGTTCAGGTCCTTCCTGCCGGTCCAGTACCTTACTTCGTCCTGCAGCGCCTGCCATTCGGTCTCTGCCTTCTTCGTCTTCTCCTCGTCCTGCAGAAGGTCGTAGTACAGGGCCGCAGCGTTCTGCTCTTTGCTGCGGGACTTCGCCGTACCCAGCGGGTTGTTGGTAGACCCGTAGGTATAGTAGTTCATCAGGTACGCGTTTTTCTTGAACCAGTCGTCATTGATGCCGCCGCTTACGTCTATGCCGTACTTGGTGATGTCGGCTATCTTCCGGTTCGTAGCCTGGGAGTACGGGTCATAGAACGCCGTGGTCGGGTCGTTTTTGAACTGCTGGAAGCTGTCGTAAAGCCGCGACGCCTTCTCCTTGTCCGTCTGCCCGATGCGCCATATCTGCGCCAGCGCTTCGCTGGTGGTCGGTTTTTCGCCGCTGTACCAGTTCTCGCGGGGCAGTTCCAGCTCCAGCAGCCGCTGGCGTGCGGTCTTCATGTTCCAGGTAAATTCCTTCTTCGGCTGGGTCAGGCTGCTGATGCCGGTCTGTATCGCCGATACGACGTCATTCCCCTTTGAAACAGAAGAAGAGGGAAACCCTTGGGCTTCCCTTTCCTGCTGATACGCTCTGTATGTAACGTCCGCTACGGCTTCCTTCTGCGCACGTTTCTGCCTGTTCTTTTCCTGCCAGTCTTCTTTCCAACCCATAGTCTATCTCCATCATATCAGGTTGCCGCGATGGTCAGTCTTGCCGGTTGTCGTCGTTGTGGTAGTCTTCTTTTTGTCGGTAGTCGTCGTGGTCTTGCTCGTCGGCGTCAGCCACTTGGACAGCGTGTTGTACGCAGACGTACCAAAGTTGACGATATCCGTACCGAGTTTCTTCAGCTTGTCGGCGTCCGCCTGCGTCGCCTTGTAGTCGCTGTCGAGCCGCGTCGGGTCTTTGCCGTTCAGGCCCATCTCATCCATCCACGACTGGATGCTGTTCGTGTTCGTCTGGGTCTGCGTATTCTTCGCCGTCCCCGTCCCGCTCCCGCTCTTCTTGCCGCTGCCGGAATATCCGCCGCCGCCCCCGCCGGTCGCCGTCTGCTGCTCGGGATGCAGTACGTTGAACTGCCGTATCTGCTCGGCCAGTTCACGCTCCCACTGGTTGTTGCTGTTCTCCCACTGCTTGATCTGCTGCTCGAACTGCTGCTGCCACTGGGTGTCGGATACGGTGTCACGCGCCTGCTGGTAGGCGAACTGGTCGGCATACCGCTGGTCGCCAACAAGGTCGCGCTCCCGCTGGTAGGCCTGCTCTTCGTTGTACCGGCGGTCACTCTCCGTGTCGCGTTCCTTCTGGTACTCAAACTGCTGGTTCCAGCGTTCCTGTTCCTGCGCGTTCTGCTCCTGCTGGGCAAGGGCGTTGTAGATCTGCCCGAACAGCTGGTTCTGGTACTGTGCTCCCTGCAGGCCGCGCTCGTAGTCCTGTTCTTCCAGCTGCCTTGCGTACTTCCGCGCTTCGCTCGCTTCGCTGTTGCCGTACTGCTGAAGCTGCTGGGCCAGCTGTTTTGCCGCCAGGGCACGCTGCTGGTCTATGTTCATCTCGGCCTTGCCCTGCGCTTCCCACAGCGCCTGCTGCGCGTCGATGCCCTTCTGCCTTAGGCCGTTCGCCAGCTGCGCACCGTAAGTGCTCCTCTGCAGCCCGCGCTGAAGCATGGCCCGGTCGGAATCGCTCACCGCCTGCCGGTAGTTCTGAGCGCTCTGTTCCCGCTGCTGGTTGTAGGTGTCCGCGATGCCCGCACGCTGCTGCTGCAGGGCCAGGTCGTTCGTGTCGTACGCCTGCTGCGCGTTCAGCCGGTACTGGTCGTACAGGGCGCTGTACTCGTCCTGCGCGATCTGGTTTCTCTCCGCAGCCGTCCGCGATTTCCACGTCGGCGTGTTGTTGTAGTTGGTTATCATCTGCTGCAGCGCGTCCTGCAGCGTATACGTTGTCTGCTGTTTTTTAGCCGCCACAGCAGTGTACCCCCTTATTATCAGTTCGAAGCAGCGCTACCAGCGTCTTCAGTTATCGGATAGGACGTCCACGTTCCGTCCGCGCCCAGCATCCACTGGGAGCCGTAGCCCACGGTGAAGGCGATGCTGCCCACCGGCACGGTCAGGTCGTCAAGGTCGCTCTCGCTCTCCACCAGTACCTGCTCCGGTTCGCTGTTCCCGATGATCCCGTTATAAACGTACTTCATTCCGCATTCTCCTTTACTTCAGGCAGTCCGGCCAGAGCCAGTAAAATCGCGGTCACGGCGCCGAATGCGCCTGCGCTCAGAGCGGCGATCCAGTTCACGTCCCCCAGTACCACGGCCCCGGTCCCGATGTAGGCCAGCATCGCTTCCGCGAAAGTCCTCAGTGCACGGATGCCCGCCGCCTTTGCCCATTCTTTCCAGTTCCTCATGATGCCCTTCCTTTCAGGTCGCGGATGTCATGCTCCGCTTCGTTCATTCTGCCTTCCAGCGCAAAGGTCCTCTCCACCACCTGGTTGTGCTTGTCCACTTTTTTTTCAAGTTCTTTCAGCCTGTACTCCATCAGGGTTGCGCTCTTCCGGTTCGCCGCGTACACGCCGATCAGGCTCAGAATGCCTGTGCACAATCCAGGCAGGACTGCGACAAGTAAATCGCTCATGTTATCCGCTCCTTCAGTTCTTCAAGTTTTTTGATGA